ATGCTGTTCCGAGATCCGCCGAGATCGGCCGGAGAAGTGGAAGTGTACAAGCTCGATCCGGTCGACAATCCGATGATCGATGGCGATGCGATGCGCCGCTGGCTGGCCTCAATGACGGAGAGGGAAAGGCGCGTACGCAGACACGCAGAGTTTGTGCAGCTCGATGGCCTGGTGCATCCGACGTACAACGAAGCGATCCATGTGATCCCAGCGATCGACGCTGCAGCGATGGCAGACTGGCCACGGATAGACGGCCTCGACTTTGGGTTTCGAGCTCCGCTCGCCTACCTTTGGGGCGCAGTCGATCCGCGAGGCGTGCTGCACATCATCCGCGTACGGTACGAGGCAGGCGTAAACACAGACGCACATATCTACGCGGTGCTGCGCTCCGAGGCCTGCGCCGAGTGCTGGCCAGGTCGCGAGCTGTGGCCGTCTGATCGTTGGTGGGATCTCCGCTTTGAGCGCTCGGAGGCCTGCTCGGCCTGTGGCGGTACTGGTCGCAGCACACCGGAACCGCACGCACGAGCAGCAGACCCAGCAGACGCAGACGCGCGCGATCGCTGGGCACAGCTCGGACTGCCGACCGAGGCTGCGAACAAAGCACGCCGAGAAGGCTTCGCAGCATTGGATCGCCTGTTCGAAGTCCGAGACGGATCGCCTGGCATTGTCATCCACGATCATCCGAGTACGGCTCCGCTCCGGCGCGAGCTTGCCGAGCTCGCATGGCGAGACCCAGACGCAGGCGATCGGTCACAGCTCACAGTGCACCGAGAGACGGAAGTGATCGGGGCGGATCATGCCTGGGATGCGCTGCGCTACCTTGTGATGGCAGCCAGACGACTCCGACTGATTGAAGAAATATCAGTGTAAGCGATATTTTCTGTAGACAGCAGGAACACAGCACAGTATTCTGTTTGTGCCTGGCAGGGATGCCGGCGACACACACGGAGTACACGATGGCGACCTACCCTGTAGAACTGAGCTTTGACGAAACTATCAAACCCGGTCGTATCTGCGTCAAGGGTCGCACCTACGAGATCAGCAGCTACTGGCCTCGCACAAACGCGCATGGCCGTCAGTACGCAGAGCTGAGCCTTGTAGGCAAGCGGGGCAAGGTTGTGAAGCAGTACCGCGTAGCCTGGAAAGGTTCGGACGGTCGCGTCTGGTTGACAGACATCCAGCGCTCTTTGATCTGAGCCACAAACCGAGCGCAGGCGGTTTCCTGCGCACACCGCCCCGGGGACGGGGCACACGGAGTAAACATGCACACACAAAACAACTTCGCTATCGTCGTCTGGCTACTGCTGCTGTGGGATTACTGCGACGATCTGCTGACTGATGCGATCCTGTGCGACTACGGGCACCGCGAAACCATCGCAGCGCTGGACGACATAGAACACGAGCTCGAACGGTTCGGAATCGACAACGCGCGCGCAGCTGCTGATCAGCTGTTCGGGCACATGTGATCGCGCCTCGGTCTGTGCTGCGAAGAAATATCAACTAAAATGATATTTCTGGTAGACAGACCAGCGCTACCGATGTACTGTATTTGTGCCCGGCGGGGACGCCGCGCACAAAACCTCGGAGTACAAAATGACCGCAGCACACACGTTCCTGAGCGATGAAACTAAGCCCGGATTTGGCCTGGAGTGCCGTAAGGCTGTTCGCACAGGCGAGCCGCATCGCGTGGCTTTTTTCTACTCCAAGACTGAGGGCATGATGTACGTTGCCACCGAGGATTGTGCAGGCGGTTTCATCTCGCACCGCACAATCGCTCAGGCTCGCGAGGATTACGCCCGCTACGTAAAGCACTGGGGAGGTATCAAGTCAAAGCCGTTTTGCGATTTCATCGCCGTTGATCGCTTCCGTCGATACGTGACGCACCGCGCCAACCTCGCAGCGTAAGCCGACCCGGGCTCCGCACCCTGCCTCGCCATCGTGCGAGGCTTTCGCATTCTTGCGCCAGGCGCGAGGCCTCGTGATACGCTCCGCACATGTCTGCACCGAGCTCCAATCGCGACTCCCTACCCGTCCGTATCCTGCGCGCGCTGTCTGTCGTGACTGTCGATCCGCCTGCGCAGGAATCGCAGTTCGTAGCCGGTAGCGACTTCGCCACAGCCGAGGCTGTACACACAGCGTACGATCCGAGGCGCGCTGCGTCTGCACTGCTGGCGAATCCTTGGTATTGGCGCGCTGTCTCGATCCGTGCAGCATCGCTCGCAGCGCTTCCGCTACAGGTACAGCGCCAGACAGCAGACGGCTGGGAAGCGGACGAGACGCACCCGCTCGCAGCGCTGCTCGAACAGCCAAACAGCAGCCAGACTGCGCGACAATTCCGAGTGCAGCTCGTGACGGATCTGCTTCCTGGTGGCAATTCGTACATCCTGCCCGCAGGCCTCGGAGCTCCAGGCACTGCGCCTGCATCGCTGCTACTGCTCGAACCCGCACGGGTCGACATCACGCCAGGCAAAGACGGTGCACCGCTGGCCTACGATTACAACACGATGGGCGCTGTGCGGCGCTACGCAGCCTCCGATGTGGCGCACATCCGGTACAGCTCGGCAGGCGGAGGCCTGCAGCGGCTGTACGGTACGGGCGAAGTGCAGCCGATGGATCGGGATCTGGCTGCTGACGTGGCGATGGCTGCGCAAATGGCTCGGAAGTCTTCACGCGGTCGACCGGATGCCGCGTACGTGCCACGGGATCCAAAAACCACGTGGGGCCGACCGCAGGTGCGAGACATGCAGGTACAGATCGATCGGATCCTGCGCGAGCAGACCGGCGGAGTCGCTGTGATGTCTGGTGCTGGCCAGTTTGAGGCGCTGGACTGGACGATCGATCAGCTCGGAGGCATGGCAGCGCGCGAATACGCACGCAGTGTCGTCTGTGCTGTCACCGGTGTACCGCCTACGCTGCTCGGCCTGCAGTCGGCCAACTATGCAACGGCGCAAATGGAGCGCGTGTCATACGTGCAGGACACGCTACGGCCGCTTGCAGCGATGCTCGATGATGCGCTGACAGCGTTTGCCAAACAGCTCGGCTTTTTTGACGTACGGATCCGGCACGTGGTACCTGAGATTCAGGACAGCCGGACGGATCGACTGCAGCGCGTACAGCTGCACATCCAGCACGGTATGTCACCGGCAGAGGCCTACCGCTTTGAAGGCTTCGATGATGCTCCGGAGCTCGCCTCGTTTGGAATCGATCCAGACACACCAGGCGCGCCAGCCGATCCGCCTGCAGATGCACCGGAAAGCGCGCCTGCGCTCAGCGAAGACCAGCGCGCAGACATCCAGGCGCAGATCGATGCACTGGCGGAGATGCTGACGGACGCAGAGCCAGACGACGAAGACGACGTACGCACGGAAGTCGGAGTGCTGCTCGATCTGCTCGGCCCGATCGTTTCGGGCGACCGATGATCCAGGCGCTGCCGTTTGAGATCGAAGTGCTGCGCCAGGGCGGCCCGATCCCAGCGCGCTACGATGACATCGACTTGACGGCGACTCGGCAAATGCAGCGCGCAGCGGAGCGGGGAAAGCGACTGCGCCAGCAGCACAGGCGCGGCGGTACCCGGAAAGGCCTGGAGATGGCAAACCGGATCCTCGCAGGGGATCGGATCCATCCGGACAACATCCGAGACATGTTCTCGTTTTTTGAGCGCTTTGCCGAGCTCGCACAGTCGCAGCGCGGTACTGACAAGTGGAACCCAGCTTCGGACGATGTCTCAGCGCTCCGAATCGCCTGGGATCTGTGGGGCGGAGACTCCGGCCGAGCATGGGCACGCACGAAGGTCCGACAGCTCGCCCGAGCAGACGAAGACCAGCAGCGCAGCCTGTGGCAGCCGATCGGCCCGATTCTGCGCGCTGCGATTGTGCCTGCAGACGCTCCGCCTGGTGTGTACTGGCGGGCATGGCTGGACCGCGTACAGCGACCGACAGAGCGCCAGATCCGAGCCGAGTGGCGGCGCGGTAGGCGTGGGATTTTTCCTGATCAGGCGAAGCGCTACGCAGACAGAACCGCGCGCGTGCTGGGTGGTACCCGGTCGATCCGTCGCAGTGTCACAGACGAAGAACTGCGCGCAATTCTGATGAATGATGCGGAGCTCGCATTTGTGCGCGACGAATTCGATCCGCAGACTGTGGAACGGGGCGTACGGCGCGCGTACGCTGTAAGCGCTCGGCGCCTGATGGACGAACTATCGTTTGATCCGACGCTTGATCCGTCACAGCAGATCATCGCAGACATGATCACCGAGGTACAGCAGACGACAAAGGATCGGGTAGCCAAGATCATCCGAGCAGGCCTCGCGGATGGCGCCTCGGTCGGCGATCTCCAGCGCGCCATCCAGCGCGATGTAGCGTTCTCGCCTGCGCGAGCACTGACAGTCGCTCGCACCGAGACAGCGCGCACAGTATCCGAGGGTCAAGAGATGGCCTTCAACCAGGCGGCCAACATCGGCGTGCGTTTCCAGCGCGAGTGGGTGAGCAGTCAAGACAACGCAGTGCGCACGACACACCGCACAGAGCCAGAGGGTATGGGCGGACAGTTGCGCGAACCGGGCGAAGCCTTCGACAGCCCAAGCGGCGCGACGGGTTTAGGGCCTGGCCTGTTTGGCGATCCTGCAGAGGACATCAACTGCCGGTGTGTGGTACGACCGGTGAACATCAGAGGATGACATGAGTACAGCATTTTCCCCGATCGCGATTACTACCACGCCTGCGGACGTTGTTCGCGGATGGATCGGAGAGGCCACGCGCCTCGGTCGCGAGTCGATCCTCGTGCAGCGCATGGCAGAGGGGATCGACGCGACAACGGCAGACGTCCACGCCATCGCGCGCGGTAGCGCTTCGCACTTGGATCAGCTGCTGGATGTAGATCTGGTGCAGCGGCTGGCAGGATCGGTCGGCCAGTCTGCGCTATCGCTCAGCTACCGGACTGTGCTCCGGTACGAGCTGCCGGGCATGGGAGACATGCTCGAAGACGAAGACGAAGACCGCGCAGCGATGGACGACGAACAAGAGAAGCCAATGCGCTACCGCTTCGTCATGTCGGACGCGCTACCAGATCGCGCCGATGACATCGTGGAACAAACATGGGATCTGTCGGAGTTCGCTGCAAACCCGGTCGCCCCGTACAATCACGACTACAGCGCGCCTCCGATCGGTCGATGGGAAAATGTGCGGGCTACTGGTGGTGTGCTGCGCGGTACCCTGGTGCCTGTGGCGGTCGAGTCCTACCCGCTCTCGATGACTGTGGCGGCACTGCTGGAACAGCGCGTACTTCGTACAGTATCGGTCGGCTTTCGGCCTGCAGCTGTGATCGCGCGCGCTTCGCTGCCAGAGGAAGACACCCGATACGCAGACCGAGGCGCGGTATACGTCCGTCCGAAGCTGCTCGAAGCCTCGGTAACCCCTATGCCGATGAATCCACGTGCGGCGCTCGCACGCTCAGTCGCAGCACAGCCTGTCGCGCGGTCGATCGCCAGTGCAGCCGAAGGCCTACCGTGGCACCAGGCGCAGACGGAGCCGAGCTCGGCTGGCTTTCCGTGGTCTTGACATGTTCCCCGCTCATGTTCCGTGATAGAACATGAGCAGCGCCCACGCTGGGCACAATCCCCAAACCGGAGCAGATACAATGCCCCAGACTCAGGCAGAGTGGCAGGATTTCGCAGCCACTACCGCGCACAAAGCCCAGCAGCTGGCCGCTAAGGTCGACGCAGGACAGCGCACCATTGACGAACAGACCGAGCAGATCAAGCGCATGGCCTCGGCTATGTCGACTGTGCAGCAGCAGCTCGCAGAGGCGAAGGCTGCAGCGTTCGATCCCATGGCCACCATGGGCGCATCGGATCGCGAGCTGTGCCAGCGGTTCATCGACACCGACGGCAAAGTCTTTCTGAAGGGCTACGAATCCGATGATCCGTCGCTGTTCCGCTCCGACTCGGCTGGCCTGCTCAGCTCGAAGCCTGTGAACGACGCACACCGGAACCTCATCGAAAGCTGTGAGGCGCTGTACTTCTTGGCAGTGACCCGTCACGGTCGCGATGCGTTCGACCAGCGCCAGCAGTCCTACCGAGGCGACATCGCCCGGCGCGAGTCGAAGGCCTGGAACCGCGTACAGCGCGCCTGGAGCCGGATGCCGAAGGCCATCAAACGCGCATGGGACGATCAGAACGGCAGCGGCGGAGAGTTCATCCCTACCCCGCTCCTCGCCTCGCCTCTCTGGCAGGTTTCCGCATACGATCCCGATGGCTTCATCTCGCTGTTCGATGAACTGCCGATCACTTCGGAGTCTGTGGAGCTCCCTGTCGGCACCAGCTACCCCGTCCCGTACAAGGGTGGCGGAGCTGTCGGCGACAACCCTGCAGCGCTCGCGAAGGCCTCGGTTGGTACCGACAAGCTGACGCTTTCCGCTGTGCCGATGTACACGATGGTGCTGATCCACGAAGACGCCAGCGCAGACAGCATCGTCGCTGCCTTCCCGTTCATCCGCGACGCGATCTCGCAGAGCCTGGCTATGGGCCTGCGCCTGTGCATGATGAACGGCGACACTGCAGCGACCCACCAGGATGCGATCGCCACGTGGGACACCCGGTCGTACTTCGGCGCACACGATGTCGGGAGCCTCGACTACCGAAAGTGCTTCGATGGCCTGCGCGCTATCGCGTTCGACAAGTCAAACACTGTGGATCGCAGCACTCACAGCCTGGATACCCTGTTTGCAGACATCAATGCTGTGGGCGGGCCTCGCTCGGTACCTGTCAACATGCCGATCATGCCCTCGAATGAGACCTATCTGCGGTCCTTCGTTGGCCTCAGCGGCATCGTGTCGGCCAATGACTACGGGAACCGCGCCCCGATCGCTACTGGTGAGGTCGCCAGCATCGCAGGGCACCCGATC